ATGGATTTCGCTACTCACAGAACCAATATTATCATCACCATACGTCATAATTGAAACATAATCGCGAAAACGCAATCGTGTTTCAACTGAGTCTGGCTGATTTTGAGAATAGAAATAGCATCTTAGGTTCAATGAACCACAAATACCATTAATGATAACTGTGAGCGAATTTCCGCTGATATGCGTACCTTCTGTGAGTCCAATAAGATCACCATTGAAAGCAATGTAGGAAAACACAATATCTCCTGTCATTGCCTCCATGATCTTGATGTCCTCACTAGTGTAATCACAAACTCGCGCAAAATCAATGAGAATGCGCAGAGCAGCAAAAATCAATTGAGCAGGAAGCTTCTGATCATACTTTCCATAGTCACCTCCAAAAAGTCGTTCATCACCAAACTTCATGATGTGATCATGCAATTCCTGCCATTCAGGACCGTGTGAATTGATGCCAACTGCACACTCAGATTTGAGAGGATTCATTTGCAACACTCGCAGAATGGGTAGATAATACTTCCGAATGAGGTATGTCAACGATAGAGCATTGCCATAGAATATACGACATTTGTCCTTCGTCAAAATCTCATCTTTCTTGCAAGCTTTGGCAATGGGATAACCCCTCTCTCCACGCTTGTAACAATCTTCGATCCTTGTAATTTCATCCATGAGTTCTTTCTCTAGTTCTCTATTGTTTGGCCACTCTTCCGTAGGTTCAAGTTCAGTAACGAAATTTCTCTTTGGACCAGACAAGGGAAAACCAACTGAAGTGTTCAACTTAATTGCATCCATGAATTTCTTACCAGGCATACCACACAAATTATCGTGATCCGTTAGAGGAGTACAATCCTTCCATAGATCGCTGTTGAAAATAGGCAAAAGTGCTTCCTTGAAATCAACAATTGCTATCTCTAGTAGATCGTGTGGATATGGTCTAGCTGGTACAGCAAGATTTGCAAGACATTCTTGCCAACCAAACCATTCTGGATTCAATTTTGGACCCTGATAAATGTTAGGTACACCGCATACGTCAACAATGTGTTCGCTTATTGGTGTGACCTTCACATCAGTTTTAGTGACAGATCTGCCAGGGCACGATCCAAAATACTCAATCTGTGAGTTGTGTGGCAGGTAATTCAGAGGGCTCTTAGGATGGAGCTTATCTTTCTTCAGAACTTGAACTCCAAGCACCACCGTTTCGAACTTTCCAGCACTACCTGATAGAACCACACCTTCCATCGA